GCACGCTCGGGCCAGGCGTTCGGTCGACTTCGATCCGGCCGACGCGATTGACGATCATATGGTCGACCCTGTCGCTGAAGAACGTCACCTTGACGAAGCGCATAGGCTCGTCGGCCCGGCAATCGTCCGGCAGCGCATCGCCGGAAAGCGAGACGAGAACCGTTCCGAAGGTCGGGTCGGAAACGATCGCCTCGATCTTGAGCCCGACGTCCTCGAGCAGCGGCGCCGCGCGCCCGATGAAATCGAGGGCGACCTTGAGAGCGGCGCGTTTCATGGCGGCTCCTATGCGACGACCGGCACGCGGTAGCGGTCGATCAGCGCCGTGACTTCGGCGGGCATGTCGTCGGCCCCACCGGGGCCGGTGCCCATGACGTAGGACGATTCGAAGACGCCGACGGCGTTTTGCGAGCGGACCAGCGGGTCGCGGCGGCGCGCGAACCAGCGCATCTTGACGAGCAGGATGGCGGCTTCCCCGACATCGGCGGGCAGATCGGCGTAGCCGGCGGAATAGATCGCGACGACCGGCGATGACTTCCAATGCGTGGGGTAGCCGAGCAAGTTGAGCCGCGTCAGATCGCTGTGCTCGGCGTCGAGCAGGAAATCGGTGCCCTCGACGAGCGTGGTCGCGACGCCGACGATGGTCTCGACAACCGACGCAATCGCGATCGTCGGCCGGTTCGTCAGTTGCAGCGGCGCGATCTCGTCGCGCACGATGCGCGGCCAGGAGTCGCGCGCGAACCACATCTGGTCCTGGATCGTCTGCGGCGCGAAGACGCGGTTGCAATAGGACTGGATCGCCGCCGACGCGACCGTGATCTGTCGGGAGAGGAACTTGTCGTCTGCGGTCCCCGCGATCGCCAGATCGCTCTTGACGGTCGCCAGGTCGGTCAAATCCGTGACGCTCGCCGGCGTGACGACCGTGGTGATGAGCGTCGCGGGGCGCATCAGTTGACGAATTTGCAGACGAGATTGAGCGTCGCGCCGCCGGTCTGCGTCACCGGCGAGGCGGACGTTCCGGAGCGCGCCTTGACCGCGTTGACGCCGCGCCAGAGCGTCGGATCGACGGCGATATATTGGCCTGCGGCGACGGTGAAGGTCGTCTCGGCGCCCGCCGAGCTGTAATGTTCATTCCAGGTCGCGCCGCCGTCGACGCTGACCTGGAAAGTCAGGCTCGCTGCGACCCAGCTCGCCGGCATCGCGATCCCGACCAGCGTCTGCGCGCCGAGGTCGACCTCCGGAGAGAGCGATCCCCCCGCAGCGATCACGGCCGGAATCACGCTGATGCCGATTTGCGCCGCCATGTTCGTCTCTCTCTCGGTTGAGGCCGCCGCGCATCATGCGGTCGAAGGGAGCGGTCATCATTGGCTGCGCTCCGCAGGGGCGCTACGGATGGCCGCTAAGGCGTCTGCCTAGCGGCCGTTGAAGATGTCGATCTTATCGACGGTGAGGGTCGCGAGACCCGTGCCGCTCGGCTTGTAGACCGTCGACCACGGCTGCAGGATCGCGTTGGCCCCCGTCGCGGCCCAAACAATCGAGCCGACCGGATTGACGCGGGCGCCGTCGTAATAGAAGGCGATGTCGCTCGGGCTCGACCAGTCGATGCGAAACACATGCATGTTCGTATCGGAGGCGATCGCCGAGCCGCCGATCGGCGCGGCGGCGGCGGAATAGGTCGTGGCGACGCCGTCCTTCGCCTGGACCAGCAGATTGCCGTTGGCGGTCCAGCCGAACAGCATGTAGCGGGCGAGATTGGTCGGGCCACCGACCCAGGCCGAGCCGAGGCCAAGCGCCGCCTGTACGCCACTCGCGCTTGGCGCGACGCTGAGCGCGGCGCGCCACTCGGCCTGCCCAACTTTGGTGGTGTCGACCACCAGCGAATCGTTGAAATAGAGTGAGGCCTCCTCGGCTTCCGAGGTCGCGGCGAGCGTCGAGGCGATCTGGCCGCCGCCGGCGTTGGCGACCAGCGCGACAGTCGGCGGCGCAGCGCCGACAATTTTCTTGACCCATGCGTAGCCGGCGACGGGAGAGCCGGCGGCGGGGACGCCGGCGGTATGGCCGGCGCCGACGAAATCGTCGCCGAACTGGAACGGCGCGCCGGAGGCGACGGTCTCCTGGGTGAGATCCTCGTACTCGTATTGGACGTAAGAGCGCCAAGCCGCGCGGGTGACCATCGGTCGTCTCCTTGAAAAGCCAGTGGGCGATAGGCAATAGGCAGTAGGCAGCGGCGACGCAGGCGCTTGCCTACCGCCGACTGCCTACTGCCTCGCGCTGCGCGCGGTCTCAGGCGATGGTGGTGGGCGGCGAGGCGCCCTGGACCGAGCCCCAGATATGCAACCGCGCGGCGGTGACGTTGGCGGCGTTCGAGGCGCCCGTCTGGACCGCGATATGGTTGAAGCCGTTGACCATGTCGAGGCAGGCCTCGGGCTCGATCTCGAACAGCACCAGCTTATCGTTGGTGTTGGCGTCGGTGGTGAAGCCGGCTGCCGCGGCCTGCGCGACGAGCGCGTCGGACGCGGCGGTATTGTCGTTGAGCCAGATCGGCGTCGCGCCGAGGGCCTTGGAGCCGGCGCCCGCCGAGGACGTCGCCTGGAGCAGCGTAAGCGCGACGGTGGCGGCGTTGCCCTGGTTGACCTCGACGATCACCCAGGCTTTCAGCGCGTTGCGAAGACTGGCGTAGACGCCGGTGCGCCCCGCCGCGTCGGCGGCGGCGGGAAGAAGCGTGACGGGCGGGAACTGCGCCGCCATCTGGTATTGGACACCCATGGGGGAATCTCCTGAAAAGAAGCGATTGGCGAACGGCGAATGGCGAGGCGAGCAGCGGTTCTTCGCCACTCGCTATTCGCCACTCGAAGTGTGCGAAGCGCGCTCAGCGCTGGGCGAGCGCGACGAAAGCGGACTTGGTCAGCGTACCCTTAAACGGCGTGATGGCGCTGGTCAGCATCGGCTTGCCGTCGACCCGATAGGTGATTCGGAAGACCTGCTGATCGGTGAGGAACGCGACGTGCATCGAGGTCGCCGCCTGGACGCCGCCCTTGTCGATCAGCGTATAAGTGCTGAGATCGGCGAGCAGGATGTCGCCGGGCGTCCCGAGCGCCGAATTGTACTCGGTCGCCACCAGCGGCCGGCCGTAGAGCGAGGCGTAGGGCGCGCCGGAGAGACCGCCCGGCGGCAAATAGACGAGCTGGCCGCCGGTGCCGACCGCCTGATTGAGCTGGTTGAGCTGCGGCTCGCAATCCTGGTTGATGAACCACACCGCGTTCTTGCGCATGCGCGACAGGCAGCGCGCCCACATGTTGTCGATGTTTTCCTTGACGATCGTTCCGGTCGTCTGGCCGTTCTGTTTGGCGACGCTAATCAGCGCCGGCGCGTTGATGACGCCCTGCGGCAGGCCGGCGCCGGAGCCTTCGAAAATCGCGTCCTCGGTCATGAACATAATTTCTTCCGAGAACGCCTGGCCGGCGATCGCCGTCAACGCGGTCGAATCCTGCAAAAGTTCGTCGGTCATGTACATGGTCGAGATCAGCTTGTGCAGGTTGAACTCGATCATGCGGAACTTCGGCTTGGAGGGCGTCGGCGCGGTGCCCTCATCGAGCCAGTAGGACTGCACGCCGCCCCAGCGGGAGCCGGTCAGGCGGCTGGTTTCGTCGATGCCGGGGATTTTCAGGCCGTTGGCGTTGGCGCTGATCGGCACCTTGTTGACGCGGCCCAGGACCTCGCCCATGTCGTGCGCCAGCATCCAGATCGCGGTGGAGAAATCGGTCTGAATGAGAAAGCCGCCGCCAGTCGGATCGACTTCGCCGGCGCCGGTCGGCGCCCGCGAGAATTCGGCCGGCGCACGCACCAGACGCGAGTCTTCCTTGGCGCCGCGGCTGTTGGCGTATTGCGCGACGGCCTGCAACTGCTCGCCGAAACTGCGAAAGTGCTCGCCGTCCTTCGGCTGGAAATTGAGATGGGCGCGCGCCTGGCGCAAATAGCGCGAAAACTGCGCCGAGGCCTGCCCAGCGAAGGCGCCGACGTCTCCGCGAACGATCGCGTCGTTCATATGGAACGAGCGCGCCGGGGGCGACCACTCGATCTCTTGCGCAGGCGCATCGCCGCCGGCGGCGTCCACCGGGCGGGCCAGCGCGGCGGACTGCGCGCGGGCGCGCTCGACGCGATCGATCTGGCCGCGGATGGTGACGATTTCCGTCTCTTTCGCCGCATAGAGGGCGGCGTCGGCGAGGATGGCGTCGGTGTTCAGTTCGTCGATCGCCACGCCGAGTTTGCGGCGCAGCTCAGCGAGCTTCTCCATATTAGGCTCCATCTTTGCGGCGCCTCACGGCGCGGCGGGGGAAGCGGCGTCTCACGACGCTGCGGTCACCTTGCCCAAGGGTCCGAAAGGGGCGATCCGGCGAAGCCGGAATTGCTGGAAATCAGGCGTTGTGCTTGAGGCGCAGCGCGTTGGCGCGGCGCGCGCGCAGCGCGCGCGCCTCGTCGCCGTCGCCCTGTTCGGGGTCGGCGTCGTCGGGATCATTGTTCTGATCG